AAACCTTCCCCATAGGAACTGAATATGACAAAAAAAAGACTTATAAGTTTTGACCACGAAACTAAAATTTCAAACAATTTTACTTTTGAAGAAGATGTAACTGGTAATAATGACCATCATTTCGTTATATCAAGAGAACAAGACGTAACAGCAATCATAAATGATAATAAAGAACAACTTAAAGAAACAGATAAAAGAACTAAATGGAATGATTGGAACAAAGTCGCTTCTATCCCTATGGTGGTTTATTATGATTTAAAAGCGAAGGGTATACTAGATGACCCAGTAGCTATTAAGAAATGGTTAAATGACCCAGAAAATAAATATTTTAGAACTAGAGAGGGGAATGTTTAATGGCTATTACAAATTATACACAACTTCAATCTTCTATAGCAAGCTGGCTTTTAAGGGATGACCTAACAGCCGTTATTCCTGATTTTATAACATTAGCAGAAGCCCAGTTTAATAGAGAGATACGCAACAGAAAAATGATTAAAAGAGCAACAGCTACTATTGATTCTCAATATAGTGCTGTACCCTCTGATTGGTTACAGAATGTAGACCTTGTTATGGAAACAAATCCTGTAACAACTTTACAGTTTGTTACTAGCGAACAACTTGATAGACTAAGGGGTTCAAATTCTACAACTGGTAATCCAGCTGTTTATACAGTTGTTGGACAAGAACTAGAGGTTCTTCCTGTACCAGCATCAAACTCTACACTTACAGGCGAATTAACATATTACGGAAAGATAGATGCTTTATCTGCATCAACCGCTACAAATTGGTTGCTTAATTCTTCACCTGATATTTACCTTTATGGAACTTTATTACAGTCTGCTCCTTATTTAGTTGAGGATGAAAGGATAGCTGTATGGGGTGGTATTTATACCAAATTAATAAATGACCTTAACATTGCCGATTCAAACGCAAGAATCGGAGATTCAACTTTAAGAATAAGAGCAACAGCATTACAATAGGAGATAATTATGAGCTTTTCGGATTACTTAGAAAATAAAATTTTAGCGTATACTTTTAGCGGTACAGCTTTTACACCAGCTGCCACAAAGTATTTAGCTTTATATACAGTAGCGCCAAATGATGATGGTTCTGGCGGAACTGAGGTATCAACTTCTGGTACTGGTTATGCAAGACAAACAGTTGCCTTTACAACTACTGCTTCTCAATCATCTAATACAGTTGCTGTCGAGTTTCCAACAGCAACAGCTGGTTATGGAACAGTTGTAGCAGTAGGTGTGCTAGATGCTTCAACAAGCGGTAATTTATATGCAGTAGGAACTTTATCTGTTTCTAAACCAATATCAACTGGTGATGTGTTTAGAGTACCAGCTGGTGATTTAGATATTGATTTAACATAAGGAATTTCAATGCCAACTCGTAACTATAGTCAAGGAGTTTATAATGCTAACGTCTACGGAGAGTGGGCGGAGACAAACGCTTCTGCGACTATAACAGCTTCATCTTCTTTTGGATTTAATGCTGTTAGACAATATGGTTATGGTCAATATGGCATTAATGTTTATGGTGAGTGGGCTATAACTGATAGCGGAACTATCCAATCTACTTCAACATCAATACTAGCCTTATCAGCTGCTATGCCTGTTGATACTTATGGTTCTGGTGAATATGGATATGGAAATTATTCAGCTGGAACATATAGAGATGGAGCTGCTACTGTTGCCGCTGCTTCATCTGTAAGTGCAGTTGGTGGTTATACTGCAAATGTTGGAGCTACTATATCAGCAGTTTCTAGCTCAAGTTTAATAGGACAAGTTATTACTGGAAATATTATACCAGCAGTAGCTTCTTCCTCTTTAACAGCTTCTGGAAATGTTACATTCTCTGGAAATCCATATCCTATTAATGGAGTTTCTTCTGTAGCAGTTTCACCAGTAAGAATAGTGTTTATAGATGTTAACAATATATCCGCAGCTTCATCAACAAACTTTAGTGCAAGATATAAATGGGAAGATGTTCCTATCACTTCTACTAATTGGACAAATGTTTACAAAGTAGCCGCATAATTTAAAATTTAAAGGAGAAAAAAATGGCAGATACAACAACAACAAATTTAGGCATTACTAAGCCAGAAGTCGGAGCAAGTACCGACACATGGGGTACTAAATTAAATCAAGGGCTAGATACTCTTGACGCTTTATTTGCATCAAACGGAACTGGTACTTCTGTTGGTGTTCAGGTAGGTAGTGGAAAAACATTAACTGTAGGTGGTACTTTAACTGCTGCTGGAACTGTTACTCTTGATAGTGCTACAATATCAGCTGCTGGAGCAACTATTTCAAATTTAGGTTCTGTAACAACTGTTGATATTAATGGCGGTACTATAGATGGAGCTGTTATAGGTGGAACATCAGCTAATGCTGTAACATCAACTAACTTAACTTCTACAGGAACAGTTTCTTTCTCTGGAGCTACTGTTTCTAATGGCGGTTCTGTAACAACTGTTGATATTAATGGTGGTACTGTTGACGGAGCTACAGTAGGTGGAAGTGTTCCAGCTCCTGTTACTTCAACAATTCTAAAATCTACAAGTGCTAGAGAAACGAAAACATCAGTTACTCAGTCAACAGGAACATTAACTTTAGATTGCTCTACTGCCAATGTTTTTGAGTTTACTCCTTCTCAAAACATTACAACTTTAACAATCACTAATATTCCAACTAGCGGTAACGCTTACGCTATGGTTCTAAAAGTAGGCGGTTCTGCACACACTATAGCGTGGGGAGCTGCTGTTAAATGGGCTGCCGATACAGCACCAACATTGTCAACTTCAAATTGTGATGTTTTTGTTTTACTTACAGTTGATGGTGGAACAAATTGGTTTGCCTTTACAGCTGGACAAGATTTATACTAGGAGATAAATAAATGAGTACAGGAACTAAAGCCTTAATGGCAGCTGGCGGTAGTGGTGGTGCTACTTCTAATGTAGTTATTCCGTATGTTACAAACTCTGATGCAAGTGGAAGTGATAAATATTATTTTCATCTAATTAATACTAGCGGTGATATTCAATTTTCTACAGAAATTGGTTATGGAGCTGGTTCTGGTAGCCCTTGGTATTATTTTCCTATTAATTGGGGTGCTAATGGTTCTGTAAATGTTAATATGGTTGGTGATATTATGTGGGTTACAGCTTCATCAAATAATTATTGGTGGGGTATTGATGTACTAACTGGTGATATAACTTTTCATAACAATCCCTTTAGTTGGAGTAATACAAGTCAATATGGTCCAGCTTACGGAATATTTACACCATTTCAAAATGGAACAAGCGGTGGTACTCCTTGGATAGATATTGTTCAGTTGCAGTATATCGGTAGTTCTAAACAAATGGCTGGTATGGTAAAACTAACTGGCGATAGAACTGTTGCTCCAACAGCAAGGGCGGCTACAAGGTCTAGCTCGTGGGGTAATGAAGCATTATACAATGGCGGTGCTGTCGTAGGTTTTGATGTTGATAGTACAGGATATTCTAATTGGGGTAGTAAATTCTTTTGGCAAGAAGGTTCATCCGCCTCAAGTTTTAATGTAAGAATGTATAGAACAGACTTTCAAAACACTTTTGGTACTTCCAATTATGAGCCAAATATGAACTCTGTTACTAGTTGGTATGGTCCAACCTCTAATTATTCAAGGGGAACAGCACTTAGAATAAGAAGTGATATGGCTTATGAAAAATATTTTGATGAAAACTGGATAGGTTTAGACCCATCAGGTACTGGAAATGGTGGAACTGGGTATAAATTTTCTACAGCAACGCCTAGAAGTGAAGCAAATGGAGGAGCTTTTCCAACAACAACAACTCCGTTTAATTTTAATGGAATGAGGACTGACTCAGCTCAGACTTTTGATTATGAGCAACATTCTCCTCTTGCTTCAAATGGTGTAAATGGTGCGTATGGTACAGTTAAAAATTATAACACTTCTTATGGTTCAGTTGCTTATCGAATGCAATATATAACAGCACAAGGCTATAACTATTCCGTCACTATGACTCCTATTTTAAGTTCAAATAGATGGTATAATGCAAGCTGGGAAATTTGGAAACCTAGTACACCAAGCAATGTTTATGACGCACCAAATGTTTCTATGAGAAGAATTAATGATGATGGATATGTAGCCATGCTTATTCCAGATTTTAGTGTGGGAAGTAACCGCAATAGATTACAGCTATATATTTTTAATGGTGCTACGCAAGTTGGTAGCCCTATTGATATTGATGTAGACACCAATAAGTCTAATAAGTCTTATAAATGCCAAGGTGCGAATGAAGGTTCAGATTGGGGTACAGCATTACATACTGGAAGTGCAACAAGTTAATTAATTAAAACAAAGGAGAAAAAAATGTCGCAAGTAAAAGAAAAGAGCAGAGGGGTTATAGACCAATATCCTTACTCTACTCAACAATTAAAACAGGATAACCCAAATACAAGTTTTCCTTCTGAAATAACTGAGGAGGTTTTACAGTCTTATAATGTATATCCTGTTTCTGTAGACTCAAGACCAGAAATTTCTGATGATAAAAAGTTAGAACTTGATGAATCACCAACTTATAAAGATGGTGTTTGGAGCATAAGCTGGGATGTAAAAAGCAAAACAGAAGAAGAAAAATCTGCTGACGAGTACAGTAAAAGACAAGAAAGAGATGAACTGTTAAAATTAACAGATAGTTATGCTTTAACTGATAGAGAGCTTTCAGAAGAAATGGCTACTTATAGGCAAGACCTTAGAGATTTACCAGAGCAAGAAGGTTTTCCATATATTGATATGCCTACTCAACCAAGCGAATAGGAGTAGAAATGTTAGCATTAATAACAATTATAACAAGCATAGTTACAATATCATCTTTGGTGTGTAGCTTTGTTCCTACAAATCTTTTACCTAATAACGCTAAAAAAGTTGTAAAGATTCTTGCTTTAAATTTTAACAATGTGCATTACAACTGTAAGCACAAAGAAGGATAATCGCTATGGCTGGTTTATCCGAACTAGAACAAGGCAAATTATTAGTTGCTGTCGAGTCTTTGGAAAAACAAGTGAATAGATTAAATGGAAGAATTGATAGCCTTGAAGGGCAATTCAAGTCTGGGAGAGGAATAATAATAGGAGTATTCCTAACTGCAAGTGGAATATCCGCAGCTGTTGCTACCAGTCTTGGGAAATGGTTTGGGTAACAACAACAAGCAGTTAGGCAGAGTTGGTGAATTAATGGTTTGTTTAGAGCTAGAAAAGTTAGGTTATCATACTTCTTTAGTTGAAGCGGAAGGGTATGACATTATAGTAAATGTCTTAAACAAGCCTGTAAGGTTACAAGTCAAATCTTCTGGAACTACTGATAAACATTCTGCTAAAGGTGGCAGACCTCGTTATAATTTTTCAACTTCCGTTGGAAAGGTTAAAAGAAAATTAACTAAAGAAGATACTGATATTGTGGCTTTAGCAGCTATTAAAGAAAATGTAGTTATCTTTAAACCAGTAGAAGAAATAAAGGGAGCTACAACAAAAATATCAGAAGCTCATTTTGAAAATAAAAAATCTACTAAAGAATCTTTTGAAAGGTGTTTGTCGTGTTTGGGTTAGTCGGAAGTTTAATTGGTTTTGCTAGTTCTACAATTCCAAGTATTGTTGATATTTGGAAAACCAAACAGCAAAACGCTCACCAGTTAAAAATGTTAGAAGCTCAAGCTAAGTTTAAAGTTCAAGAGCAAGAAGCAAAAACAGACACAGCAGAGGTTGCTGGTGTTTATGCTCATGCTCAAAGTTTAACTTCTAGAGCTAATACATGGGCTGTTACTCTTAGTTCTACTGTAAGACCTATATCAGCTTATTTAATTATTACTCTTTGGCTAACAGTAAAGTTATTGGCGGTGTTACAAATTTATTTTGATGGTGGAGAAATTTACAAAGTTATTGATGTTATATTTACAGATTATGACGCTGGACTTATGAGTTCCGTAATTTGTTTTTATTTTGGGTCTAGGGGTATGGAGAAATTTAGAAAATGAATAACATTATAGAAGCAATAAGAAGTATT